GCATCGCCGTCATTGTCAGTGCTTGGGTCGCTAGACTTTGCGCCCAGGTAAACATCATCGAAAGAATCCAAGGCTGCTGCCGCAGATGTTGCACTTGACGCTGCTGCTGTTGCAGAACTTGCGGCTGCTGTCGCACTATTGGCTGACGCTGTGGCTGAACTTGCCGCTTCTGAGGCTTTTGTCGTTGCCGTGTCTTTGTGTCCAGAGGCTGTTGAGGCACTGGATGCTGCTGCTGTCGCGCTTGATGCCGCAGCCGTAGCAGATGTCGCGGCTGATACGGCATCAACTAATAATGCCCAGTGGTCTGTGTCTGTAAGAACATCACCAATTGCGGAGGCGGCTACACAAATATATACGTTATTTAGTTGTGCTGTTGTTGTGGACTTTACTATGTCTCTCGGCAAAAACGCCGCCGTTGTTGTTGTGGCGCTGTTGCCTTTAAAAGTGCCAAGCTCCTGAGTAACGCTAATCTCACCACTACTGTCAAAGGCCAAGATTTTATTGGCACGGTCAGTAGCACCAACAGTAAACTCTGTGCTGGTCATCGTGTTTGTGCGTGATAACTTGATAGCGCGGTCTAGTTCTTCTTGCTGTTGTTGCGCAATGAATGTCAGATTGTCCAGCGCATCTTCGTGTGAAGCGGCTGGGAACGGGTCGTTAGGAGTATAGTCTGTTGTCTGTGTAAGCGGTGACGCACGGCGTATAACCACAGTAATGCCGGATGCAGGGGCTGCTCCGAAGGTTACGTTGCCGCCTGATGCGGTGCCTACGCCTGATACAGTGTAGTGGGTTGTCTTGGTTTGCACCGCCTCTGCGCCAGTCGCGGCAGTACGCAATATAACTGTTAGGTCATCATCGTCAAACACCTTGAAGCCGTAAGCAAACACGGTGGTGCTGCCATTGCCGGAATAACTATTCTTTGTAGTTGTGCTGCTTACAGTCATTTCTTACTCCTTAGAGCCTTTATACATTATTTTTGTGCTTGTTTCTACTGTACCTTAGTTGTTTCAGGTCGCATCTCTACTAGCTTGTTTAGAGCGTTCTTTATGCCAATAGCGTTTTGGAACGGAACTAATGTGTTTAATGCACGTTGTTGGCCTTGTGAAAACTGCAAATCTGGGTTTAGCAAAGAACGTGACACTGCCTGTGCTGTACCTAGACCCTTAGATATTAGCTGCACAGTTGGTATACCGCTTACAAGATTTGTGTCTAGCTCCGTTGAACGGTACGCAAATACGGGGTCATCAGTAAAGAACGCGCCTCCTGTATCTACAAGAGACGGGAACAACGATGCCCAAGAGCTACGCTGAAATGATGCCTTACTTATTGCCTCCAATGAAAGCATTTTGTCTAAATACTCTTTCTTGTCATCCCTAAATTGCGCGTTCGCTTGTACTTGAGCCATATATCCTAGACTTGCAAACGCAACGGAGCCTGCCATTGCTGAATAACCGCGAAAATCGTTGGCTTTAATATTGTGCAAAAATTGTTTTGCCCACGACACCAGCATAAATGACCTAAACTGAGTTACGATTTGCCCCATTGTGGAGGTCATGTAAAGATTTAAATTTCCAACATCGTTTTGCTGAATGCTCCGCCTTGTCATTCTTGTTATAGCCGCAAAGAAAACATGACGGGCTTCAACATCATCCCAGGCATTTGCGTTAATATCTTTTATTTTGTAGTTACGAAACACAGAAGACTTCTGTGTTATAGCGTGTGCGCGTATCTGGTTTTGTACACGCTCTGCCATTTCTTCGCTCATGCCTAAGCCAGCCAACCGTTTGCGAGACATTTTCCTTGCCTTAAATGCAAGGTCTGTCATGGTTTGAACGGCGCAACGTGCAGCTATACGCTCAAGCATTAGAGTGACAGGGGCCATTCCAGAAGCGTCAGCCGTAAGTCTTTTTGCTGGCGCGGCTAAAAACAACGCCTTGTCAATCCAGTCGCCCCTGCCCTCACTAAACACACCGATAGTATCTGCCCTGTTCATGGCTTGATTTATATTTCTGTCTGCACTGATTCCAGTGGCAGCAATAACATCACGAATTACAGGGTCTTCTACCTTGCCGTCACGCGCACTTTTTAGCATTGACCTAACTGCTGGCACAGCTTGTAACACACCCCTTAGACCCCCAATGCTTAGTGCGTTGCCCAGCTCACCGAATTGTGTAAACCCGACTTGGTTCATTAAGCGAACAAAATTGTAATCTTGCAACAGTCTTGATGACCTTGCATAAGTGCCAGCAGGGTCTGCCGCTAAAGGCATTCTCCTGTTAATTATAGCGTTGTAAATTGTTTGAGCTACAAGGTTTTCTTGTTCTGCGCGAGGTTTGCCAGCGTTGCCAAGCATTGACTCAGCTTCAGCAAGGTTTTGACTAAGCATCTTATTGAATGTTGTTTCGTCTGTGATACCAACTTGCGCTAACGCAATTCTTCCAGACATGCCGCCAGCATAAGATGTAAATACCTGTTCAGCATCTCTCTCTTGCAAATCTTTTAGCCGGAACACTTCTTCTGTTTGTGTCTGCTTATTAAAAGCAGTGACAGTTTCATTCATGTCAAACCGCAGCCTACGCTTTAGCCTTGCTGGTGTGCCATCAGGTCGTCGTTGAAATAAATCTAACAAACGGTCAGCTTGTTCTGGTGTCATAAACTCTTCTTCAACTAAGATGCTCCGCATAGACTCTGTTTGGTCTGTCGTAAACAATCTAGCTGCACCAGAGTCCATACCTGCTTCGCTACGCCTAATCTTATCAAGCATATGTTTTGCAATCATGCTTGCCGCGTCTTCGTTTAGCTCATCTGTTGCCGTCATAAGAGAACGGGTTAACAAATTCTTTACAACATCATCGCCATAACGATGCGTAGCCTCACCAAACTTAAATGAATCCCAGAGATGAGTGAAGTACGTCAGGTCTTCTGGAATGTTATCCGCGCCACGAACGCCGGAGTCCTTCATGCTTCCCAAAAGGGTGCGTTGTAGTTCTGCTTGCTTTTGCGCGGCACGGCGAACGGCGGGGTGGAATGGCAAGTTGGGGTTTTCTATAGAGTCAGCCACTAACTCCATAAACTGTCTGCGCGGCACGTTCATAGTTCTTTTAAAATAACCAGTAACGCCCGTGAAGCCTTCTGACTTTGCCCACTCTTTGTACGCTGGGTTTACGGTATCGTAATAGTCATTAAGGGTGGCCTTAAATATGTTTGTCTTTATAAGGTCTGCGCTGGGTGCGATGACCTGCGTAGGGTCTTTGCGAAACCCTACAGGGTCTTCTGGAAGCAGCCTGCCCAATAGGTTGCCTGTAGGTTGCTTTGAGCCTAATAAGAACCCCGCCATGTCGAACCGCAGTTTTTCCATAGCTGGGTCTTGCCTTTCGCCGCTTATATCCAACGCCTCATCTAAATCGGCTCGTAACTCACCTACTTGTATTGGCCTGTCAAACGGGTTTTCAGCCGCGCCTACTGAACGGTCAATGGTCTCGCCAGAGCCTTCCCCAACAATTTCCCTGTTAACTGCCGTAACAATCTCATGTTGTTGCGCGATATCTGCATCTTTAGAAATCTTAGAAAGCGCTGCGTCAAACTCATCCCCCTTTGCGCCTTTACCAAAAGAAGACAATGCACCGCCAAGAACAAGGCCAGCACTAGCTGAGTACAAAACGTCATACGGGTCTTTAACTGCATTCTGGCTAACAATGTAGCCCTCAATCATAGCATTTGTTGCAGCCGCAGCCGTACCACCCCTAAATGCACGTTGTAGTCTTGATAGTTTGTTGCCCCATATCAAAGGTGCAGCGACACCCTCTGTGGCAATACTAAGGCCAATAGCGGCAGGGTCAGATAAAGCTACGCCAAACCTTACAGCAACGCCTCCCCAGCCTAACGATGATAATTTCTTGTCGTTCTCAAGAGACTTAAATGCCTCTGCCCTAAGGGAATTAAGATGCGCTTGGCTAACCGCATCTTCTACAAAGCCATGATAGTCCTCTGGCAAACCAGATGTAGCCCTTTGGTATTCCTCTGATGTAAGAGAAAAGTCTACGTCAGGCAGAAACTCCTCTCTCTCCCGCATAGCCCAAGACATAATCCAGTCTTCATCAACAGACGCTCTTATTGCTTCGCCGTATGTAGACCTAGCCTCGCCTGCTGCACGTTCTGCTGCCCGTTCTGCTGCGCGGCGCTCGAATGCAAATATAGGTTGTGATGGGCGCAAGAAAGTCTCTTCCTGCACGGGTGGTTCTGGCTCTGTAACAACTTTGGGTGGAAGCTCAGGCTGTGGCGTTACCGCCGCTTCCGGCTCTGCTCGTTGTAGCATGTCTAACGGTGCCGCTTCCGGCTCTGCCATAACCTGTGGGGCTTGCCGCTCTTCCAAAAGGTCTAGCTGGGCTTCCTCTCCGGCAGGCACAGGCGGCTGCTGTCTTTCCTCTAGGATATCAACAGTAGTGTCGTCAACACTCTCTACTGGCTTTTGAGGCTGCTCTAATATGCCTAAGTTTTCTTCTACCTGCGCGTCAATAACGTCTTGGTTTGCAACGCTTCTGGCCTCTATGATGCTAATAGGCTCTTCTTGCCCAGCCTCAACCAAACGCTTTACCCTCTTAGCCCGTGCATCTGGCGATGGGGGTATAGCAGAAACAGTGCGTTGTTGCTTTGTTGGTGCAGACGCACTAGCAATTATTGTTTCTTTGTTTTCCGGCGTAACATCAGTGTCGCCAAACACTTCAGCCCTTGCCGCTTCAAGCGTTGTGTCTTTTGGAAGTTGCACAGATGACAAGGCAAGTGCTTCTTCTAACACAGAAGACGCTGTATATGATTTTGTTAGGGCAGATGTCGGGCCGTTCTCGAACGCAATAGCCGCCTTTACAACTTCTGTTAAATCAGCGTTAGATACGTTTGACTTGCCTACCGCTTGACGTACAAAAGCAACGTATTTGTCTGTTGGATTGTTGTCAGGAGGAGGTGCGTACTCTGCAAATATTGCGTCTAAGTTACCTTTGTGCCGTTTAATCTTTGTGCGAAAGTCCATGTACATTGCACGGACACCCAACTCAGGGCTGCTAAACACAACGTACTCGCTGCCATCTTTGCCAGTGTAAACCTCACCCGTTTCCCCAGCGTAGTTTTGGCCTGGACGAATATTGCCAGGATTATTGTAACTCTGGCTCATCTAGTGCCTCCAAAGCCTACTTGCCCACCTAGCTGCTCATCCACCTCTTCTAGCTTTTCCATTGCTTTAAGAGGGGCTTTTAGTTCCTCAGAAGTTAGTCTAAAGCTGCGATGAGGCTTCAGAAGACGTAACTTCAACCCCTCAGCCTGATAATTTGTTAAGCCCTCAAAGCGGCCCGTGCGCAACCGAAACTCTGTTTCTACCCTATTAACAAAATTAATCTCTTCGACCTTTGCAGCCGTTACTAGTCTTTGGTCTGCCTGTTCGGTAACAACAAAATCATTAAGCTCTGACTTAGTAAACTCAGGAATTGTGCCATCCTCTAGCTGCACAGGATAGCCGCCGCCCGACACTAGCATCCAACGGTCAGTTGTGCCTTGTACATTAGCTATTGAAAGCTCATCGCTATCATAGTTTTCAGAAATTTCTGGGTAACGGACGTAAACACTGTCAACAGCCATTGTTGCCATCTCTTCAATGTTAACTGGCAGGTCTCTTGTCTTGGCTATCATAACATTTCTAACCCGAACGTGAGCGTCACCGTAATCCTTCGCCGCCAACTCAACTGCCTCTTTCGGGTCTACCCCTAAAGCAATGTATTCTTTAGTTAATCTGGTAACATTAGCCACAATAGCTGAAGTATCTTGAACCGTAAATTCTTCTTCCCTACCAAGGCCAGGAATGTATTCATACCAAGAGTATTCTGCGGACTGCGAATCTGCTACAGACTCTACTTGTTCCTGCACTAATTTGTACGAGGCTTCTACTTGTATCTCGTCACGCTGTTGCTGCATTACTCGTACTGCGCCAGCCGAACCAAAGTGAGGCTCAAGGGTGAGGAATGACTCATATATCTTCTTCTGTTCTCCGCCAACGTGATTTGATACCACCCCTCCACCAGCAAGTTTCATTTGCCTGTAAAGCTCTGCTCCTGCAAAAACATCGGCTGCTTCGGCAGATTCGGGGTCAAAATCTGGATTTGTCATGCGGTTGGCGCTGGCAGTTAATATGTTAGAAAACCGTTCATACCTTGCATTATTTTGCGATAGCAGGCTGACTTGCTTAGGTACATTGTTTGCATGTACCGCCATAACACTATCAACAACAGCCTTTACCTCAGGCTCCTTTAGAGTATCTACTACAAACTCGAAATCGCCGTTAGAAAACACGTTTGCCATAGTAGTAAGATTAGCGTCTTCAACAGCGCCTTTGCGTAGATTCTTGCGAGCCGTTGCTATACTTGACAATACCTTAGCCGCAGACGCACCATCTGCCCCTGGGCGCATTGAAAGCGGTGTTCTTCCTCCAAGTTGAGCATTAAGTATTGCTTCAGCAGCGTTAAGTCTACCTAATAAGTCGGGCATCATGTTGCCTGTAACAGAACCTTCGGTCACAGCGTTTGTAACTGCCTCTTGAAGAAGCCCAGCGTGGGTCAAAGCCACGTTGTCTAAGTCGTTAGCATCCTTACCCGTCATCGCCATGTTTTCTGGTGTGTACATAGCGTTAACATTTGTTACAGCCGCAGTAACGCCATCTTCAGAATCGAAGCCATCTTGTAAGGTGAATATTTGATTGTTGGTTACGACATCTTCTAGGTTCTTCTGGTTCCTAGACAGGGTTTGTAAAAGAAGCCCCTTGTCACTCTCTTTGAACACAGAAAAATCTATCGCAGCGCTCTCTCCGTCAGTGTTAGTAAACTCATAAACACCATCTGTAAGAATGGCATCTCTTATTTCATCTGTTTCTGTCAGAGGTATTTCGGCCCTGTTTATTGTTGTTGAAGCAAACTCAATATTATCGTCTCTTATCCTTGTCTTTGCTTGGTTGCTATCAGTCTGCAACGCCTCACGAACAGGCTGTGTAATACGGGGGTCGCTGTTTATAGAATTTAGTATTTCTTCTCTAGCCGCATCATCAGTTACAGCAGCTAGCTGTCGGGCGTAATCTTGAGATACTAACTGGGCTGTAACCCCGTTTTGCGTGTACTTTATTTTTAGCCCTGACTCAGAGGCGTTTGTAAATTGCTCACTGATAATATTCTCAAGACGAACACGCTCTGGGTGCATCTCTGGATACAGGGCCGCTTGCTGTATAGATGTTTCAATCGTAGCTTCTGATGCTGTCTTTCTGGCAAACTGCCCTCTGTCGAATGCCCTGTTGGAGCCAGTGCCGCGTTGCGCTCTGATGCTGTTGTTAATTGCATTCGTCACAAGGTCTAATCGGCGCTTTGTGTAGCCTTTCGACTGCAAACCTTGCACAAGAGTTTCTCTGTGCGTATCAAAGTTTGCGTTAAAGCCTGTGGTATCTGTGTCTTGGTTTTGCTCAAGAAACGCAGAGGTTGCTATAACAGCAGCGTCTGCTTCTTCTGACACAATACGGTTGTCTTCTGCTTGCTTTTCAGCCATTGCAAAGTCAAAATCAATCTTTGATTTCTGCGCTTCAAAACGCTGTTTGCCTTCTGCGTATGCTAGACCTGCCTTTCCTACCTGCTGCCCAAGCCCAATCAAAGCCTGTGAGGGGGCAGTAAACGCAGCAACAGAAGCCCGTGGCCCTGTTTGCCCTACGGGTGATTTAACAAGCGAACCAGCGCCTTCTGCGTACAATGGAATCTTAGGCATATCTACTCCGCAAGTTTTCTATCATAATATTTTTGTTGTAATGCAAACGTATCTTGCTGCTGTTGATATTGTTGGAACGAGGATGCACCAGATAGGATGCTAGCGTATGCAGCCGTCTTAGATGCGGCTGATTTCGCTCTTCCTTGCGCCCTAGACATTGCGGCCTCTGCTTCTTTTGCCGTAGATTCGATGTCGGCGGCATATTGTATTTTCAATGAATCAATTTCGGTATTAAACTTTGCATCACGCAATGCTTCTAGTGGGCTACCCGACATCTGTATACCAGACGCAGCAGTTGCCACGCGCTGTGTAGCTTGTAGGCGGTCAGAGTTACGCCGCAGGCCAGCCTCTTCTTCAGCCTTGCGTTGCAACAAAAGCACACGCTCATTCTCAGCCATCTTTGCATTAAAGTCTCCAACCTGACGGGCAGTCTTAGCTGCCTGCATGTTGCCCTTAAAACCAAGAACGGCACTTCCTACTACTGCTGCGGTTACTGGGTCCATTACGATACTCTCGCCATTCTATAATAATCTGTGCCATCAGGCCCGTACTTGCGCATCAAGCCCTCGTTCTCAAAACCTAGCCAACGGGCAAACCGTACAGAGCGTGGGTCGGTAGCGTTAATACTTGCCTGCATACGCTGGATGTTTGCTTCGTCCATAATAACATCAAAGAACTCATCCGCATATCTAGCAACAGTTTTTGGCATTGAGTAAGCATGTTTAGACATAACTAGCCAACCCTCTCCTACTCCTTGCCACATAACATGCACCCCGCCCATCATCACAATCTTGCCATCTTTCCTAGCAGTAAACCCCACTATGTTTTGGTAGCCCTCAAAACCTGCCTTTTCTGCTGGTGACATCTCGTACTCTAACTCAATCTCCTCAATATCACCTTTTTGGAAATAACCAACATCAAGCATCGAATGTATTAGACCTCCGCACAATCGCTAACACTGTCATTGGCAGAGGCTGATTCTGCCGGATAACAACCCGCGCATCATTGTCATACCCAGACGGGAAAAAGATTTCTTTGTCACCGCTAAACAATGGAATGGCAGTGTCCATGTTCATACTACTGTCACGGAATGGCAAACGGTCTAGGTTGTCTGTGTCCGGCCCAATCTCTGCACCCACAGACTTAAAGAATCTTGCTGTTACACCGTGGATACGCTTAATCTTACCCTGTGCAATCCCGTCATCTGCACCAGCTTCCATGCGCAATGTTTCTACAATAGACGAGTAGCTATAGCCAACATGAACCTTTGAGGAACTCCTATCTAGCGTAATACTGCCGCCACTAACAGTCTTATCAGCATGAGCCGCGCCGTCAGCTAGGATAGCGACAGTCTCCCCCTCAAGGTGGTTTAAGCCTGTAATAGTGGTTGTTGCGCTACCGCTATATGTAAGGCCACTATCAACGTAGAACGCATCCCCGACATCATCGCCAAAATCTATTGTCGTTAAAGTTTCGATGTGACGCACAGTAGCCCCGTTTATAGTGCGCTTTACTGAAAGATACACTTGGTCTTCTGCCCCGCTTGGTATAGCTGTAATGCTTTCCACAATTCCAGAGCCGCCAAGGTCGTGGTCGTGCCAGCCGACTGCCCCGTTTGCACGGTCATAAGTAAGGCCAATAAGACCGCCATCACTGTGTACAAACCACAGGATAAGCTCAGGCTCTTGCTGCCAAATCATATCAGTCATCCCGCCGCGCGGCAGATGGTCAGCTAGGATAGACAAGTCAACGCCTAGTAGTCCGTCTGTGTCCAAATCAAAGGTAATCTCTTTAACCTTCTCAAGTCCCTTCTGAATTAGGATAGTGCTGTTGCCTGCTCGTAACGGGCGAATGTCAGATGAGCCAAATGTGGTTTCGCGCAACACATTAATGTTGGTAGGCGTTACGGGAGTAGTTCCTGTACCGCCAGATAAGGTAAACTCTGAGCTAGTCGTCAGCACTTGCAAAAAACGCGCAGGCAAAAGATGCTTGATAACATTTACTTGGTCAGACGCAATCGTAATGTTTACGGCGGCATCGTCTTCTGTGCCAGGTGTGTGATTCTCAAAGTCTGCTGTTACTGACCCAAATATAGATTGAGGCTGATGTGTTGTGCCAGCAAGGTAAAGGCGCTCTTCATAAAAACCTATTGCCCTTGGGTAGCCCCTTTTTATGCTAAAGGCACCTTCTGACCATTGCGTAGTTCCAGCAGTAGCCACGGCAGGCAACACAAGAAAGTTATTTTCTTGTACGTTTGCTGTGGCTGAAGTAGCACTTCCTACAGCAGTTATTTTAACAAATCCAGTGCCACTATGTTGATACTGCCAAGTAATTACACCGTATGTCTCAGAGCCTTCTAAGTGAACTGGCGGTTGATTGCCTGATGTGTCGCTGCCTGAGTCTGTCTTCTTGTAGAGGTTCCCATTAAAATGCACTAAATCATTTTGTGCATAAGCTGTTGATGCCGCCCATGCCTCATGCCCAATCTGGACATTTTCCCTAAACTGAAATATCGCACCTACATGGCCTGACTCAAACAAGCTAGCAGATGCAGTTAATGTAATGCCTGTGCCAGTATTTGCACTAGCTGTAATTGTAGTGTCAGTAATGTTTTCGTCTAGGTAAGGGCCATCAACAAAGTCTATGTCAGCCAAAGTAAAGCTAGTCGCTGTGGTTCGTGTAAGTTTTGCAGGCTCATGGTCTTTATGAACTAAAAAAAGTACGTCTGCTGATTGGGCATGATTAAGCTCGAATATATCTGTGGCGTTATATGTGGTTGTGACCTCCACAATCTTACCAGCCGTGCCGCCGGATGAGTAAGCTGTGTAAGCACTGCTGTTTACGCCGGATAATTGAAACGTATTAGTTGTTGCGCCAGCTACAGTAAATTCTAGGTTGTTTACCTGAGTCATACCCACAACACTGCTAATAAACACCCTATCTCCGTTTGAGAAGCCATGAGAATTAGACGTTACAACTGCTGGGTTAGCCTTAGTGATTGCTGTAATGGTTTTAACGGCCTCTGTTAGTATGCCGCCGTCTTTGAAGAACCGTATATAATTAACACCAAACTCAAGCACATATGCTTGCTCATCACTAAACTCAAAGTTAACAATCCTTACTTTGCCACCGTCCTTTGACCTGCCAGCAAACTTAGTGCCTGGTCTGCGTGTCGTGCCACCCTGCGGAAACACTAGCATGTTCTGCAAGGTTTGCGCGGCCTCGTTGTACTTTTGCAAGTCAATACGGCCTTCCAGACGCGGAGACAATTCGCCAGCGCGGAAGTTGGTAACAATACTAGATACACGCGCCATCTTAGAACCTTATGTTAATAAAATCATCTGCAATCATTTTGTCTGGCTGGCCTTCCATCGCATCCATAGAACGTGCTTCGCGGATGCGGGTTTCGTATAAACTAAACATCTGCTGCGCAATACTGTTGCTGCCTGTAATTGCATAAGCAGTCTCAGAGGCTAATCTGTGCGCTATGGTGCTGGATAACAACGCATCGTACTGCTCTGTGTCTGTTACCCGTGAAACATATATAATCTTGCATGTCTCTTCATTGCTAAGGATTTTACGGCCTTCAATCTTGTACATAACTTGGCTGTCATACGGTGTAAGCTCATTGTCTACGTTTACGTTCCAGAAAGACAGCACCCGTAAACAGTATGGGTCATTTGGAAGTGTGTACTGAAAGTTAAACCCAAAAGCAGGCGTTGCGCTGTCTTGCGCTAAATCAGCACGGGCAATCGCTGCATTCCAAGGATGTGCCCGAAGAACAGCGTCACGCACAGTTTCAAAGCGGCGGTTACACAATCTTGCTTCTTTGGAGTTTTCAGTTAGCGAGGTAATAGTTGCAGCACCAAGCAAGTCCATAGCCTCGTTACAAATATCAACTACTGATGGCATCTCGTACCAACCTCTCTACATTTATCAACACGCCTTGGCTTGCACCCTTATCGCCGCCTCTGGCTCTGCGACCTTCTTTGTATGCTTGCCTAGCTAGTATCTTCAATTTAACTGTTGGCAATAATACCACAGTTTCTTCATTAAGTATAAACGCCCAGTATTGCGCCTGTGTAGTCGCTATGCCAGACGGTTTGTTCCTACAAAAAAACTCCACAAACACATTCCCAGTTTGCGAAGCCATAAAATCACGTTTCACCTCTATAGGTACATTTTCTAAAAGCTCTCCTAACCACTGCTCTTGTAGCTGACCAACTTTTAAATCCCAACGGAAATCGTTGTTTTGTTCCATGCAGCCCTTGGAAAGAAGGGGCGGTTTCCCGCCCCCTCAGTGCTAGTTTACAACGTACTCAATGATAAATGCCATGTCGCCAGCCGTTCCACCAGTTGCGTTGAATGTCACCGCAATATAGTAGAATCCGCCTGGGTCAGTGCTATCACCAGCCATTGTGTATAGCTGTTGCCCAGTAGTGTTAAGGTTAGCCGCCTCGTAACGTAGCTCTGCTATTGCTGCGCCATCGGCAACAGAAGTAGCAAAGAAGTCTTCGTCCTTAACAGCGCCAGCATCTGTGTAGATGCCCACGTTGTATGTGCAGCTTCCACCTAAAGCATCTGCGCCTACGCGCAGAGATACGATGGATGCATTGCTTGGAACTGGGGCCAACATAACAATATCATTGTCAGTGCTGTCACCAGCAAGCAAAGCAACATTACCTTGAGCTATTCGGACTACGCCTTGTAGCTCTTGGGCTTTGTTAGCAACTTGAGGGGAAGCCTCAAGATTTGCTACTAAGTCTGAATTTCTAGTAGTCATCTCTAGCTCCTATCAGTCTGGGGTTTCGTCACAGAAGATTTGCACAACTTTAGACTCTTCCATCCGCACAGCACCAACGCTCATGCAATAGTAGACCTGTGTTGCGTAACCTTTGTCAGCACGCTCATCAATGCGAGCATTGATATCTTTGCCTACGCCGAGAGTAATTCCATCCTCTGCCCATGCAAAGCATGAACGGATGTCGTTGCTATCAACAGACAGACGGTTTGTCATAATGAAGCGGAAGCCCATGAAGGTGTCCACATCGCCAGATACCAACGCCTTAACGGTGTTGAAGTCTGATGAAGTTACCTGAGTTGTACCAAGCAAGTCTTCGATTTGCTTTGGCCCAACAGCAATGTAGCGTGGGATTGATGGGTCAACATCATTCAAGTCCATCTTACGCTTAGCTTCTGTTAGCTTTGCGATTGTCAGACCATCGTTTGACGAGGCAGAACCTACTGAGTTTGCCGTTGCATCAAGAGTTGCTGAACCTGAGCCAGTCTCACCAGTAGAGGCTGTACCGATTGCAGCAGCAATAACAACGTCATCCATCGCACGGCCCATAGCAGCCGCAGCAGCCATAGCGTATGAGGAAGTAGGGTCAATCAACATGCGAACCTTGTCTTGGTCGTCAATAAGGTCAGCATACTCGTAGTCAGCCAAAGACAGACGCCGTCTTCCATGAGGGGTGTCAATCTGTGGTGTGTCGGCATTTCTTGATGTGCGAAGCTGCGCTGTCGCTACACCAATCTGGTCGATGAAGGCATTCTTTCCAACAACATTCTCAATGCGCACCGCATCACGCAGACGGGAACCCATCTGCTGTGAGAGCATCTGCACGTTTGCAGAATACTGTTGAACAAATGCCGTGGTGATTTGTGATGACATAACATGTCTCCTATTTCACACGGTTACATTTATACTAATTGCGGTGTGCTACCCTTACGGACACCCCTAGATTTTTTAGCCCTTGTGGGGCTGTCGTCTTTCCGACTGGCAACAGGACGATGTGACTCGCTACCCTGCATGACCCACTCGTAGTATTTATCTGCGAGGTGGTCGGGATTTAAAACATCGCGCTGTGTGCCATACTCTAACGCGACCCTTAAACACTCTAGCCTTATCTCTACATCATCCATGAATGTAGTTCATTAGCTCTTGTACTCGTCCTACAGCCTTTTGACGGGCTGCGTAGTTTCGCCTATCTGTGTACTCAGGAGATTTCATAATGGCATCTGCCTCTGCCTGAGCCGTTTCCCTCGTCATAAACGAAGTCTGAGATGAGTCCGAAACGGTATCTTCACTTGTCACACTTTGCCTAAATTCTGCAATTTTTGCAAATGCTTTTATGAACTCTGGGTTATTGCCCAGCTTAGTCCCATCAGCAAGGTCTAAGTCAAACATCTCAGAATTGCCAAATTCTTGCGCGGTTGATGCCGCTTTCTGCACAATTCCGTCATAATTTGAACCCCATTCCTGCCTCAATGCAGCCTCTGATTGTTCACGCTGTTGCTCAACCTGTTGCATATTTGCAACACCTGTGTTTTCCACAACACTCTTATAGTAGTCAAGAACGCCGCTTGCTTGCTCAGGTGTAAGGCGAAGTTTATGCGCTATGTCTTTGTAACTACTAGCAACTTCCTCTGTTACTATATTGCCATCAGCAGCAATGTCATAGTTATCTGGTGACTCCGGCCTGCCAAGTCTACTGTAAACTCTATCTAAGTCTTCTTCTGTAGGGTTAGCAGGCAGTGGTATTTTATCTGCACCTATAAGACGCTGGGCATTTACATATGACCGCGCCAAGTTCTCAACATCTTTGATAGGTGAAATGCTAGGATGCCCCCGCAATTCTTCTGGTATCATATTTAAGAAATCGTTACCAGACCCGCCTGACGCAACTTCTGCTGGGGTTTCCAACATTGGTGCTTCAACCTGGGCTACCTGTTCGATAGCTTCTTCTGACATAATTACTCCTCTTTCATCATACTATGAACGTGCAAAAGGACAGCCCTCTTGCCTTCCTCAAAAGCTGTGGCATTGGCATCGCCAGCCACATAGCTTGATACCCGCCAGTTACTACGGGCCTCAAGGTCTTTAAGAACCTTCTTGCCGCTTTCGGTGGCAAAGGTTTCTTTGTACATAAATTTAAGTTTCTCTACCTCTGGGGTCATTGCCCAACCATCCTAACTGCTTGCGCCGCTTGCGCTGCCGTATATACATCCTCTTGCTCACTCTGACGCTGCATTGCTTGTTGCTCTGCTGCTGCTCGTTCCTGACGCATCTGCGCAACCTCACGGCTAGAACGCAATGTAGTCTTAGGAACACCAAGAGAATCAGTAACATGCTGCACCAAACCATCAGGGTCGAGGTGGTCAATTACTGGCAACGCCTGTGCTAGAGGCAGTAGGATTTCAAGAGCCTGCATAGTGCTGTTAAGACTGCTAGACTTTTGCGCACGGGCCAGAGGCGATACATACTCAATATCAATATCTGTTCCTTGCAAAAGCTCAGGAGGGATAGCAAGCATCTCCTCACGCAACATCAAGGCAAACACACGGTCTACCAAAGGACGAAGCATCTCATTCATCAGCCTGCCAAGAACAGGGCCAATGACCCGCATACGCTCTTCTTGCCTTTGCACAACCTCTGTGGCTGTCATGTTTGGCGCACCACCGGAAAGAAGCTGGTCAACGTAGAACGCTGAACGAATAGCACCACGGCGTTGCTCTTCCATGCTCAAGCCAATAGGAATGTTAGCGCCCGTGTTTAGAGGCGTAATTGTATCCCTAGAACCAGACCTAAAGAAATTAAGGCCACCAGGCTGTGTGCGAATAGGCATAATAAACCCGTCATCAGGAACAAGTAACGGCGGGTCAATCTGTTTCTGGGCTGCTTGGATAATTGTCTTAGACATCAAGTTCAGCATCTTAACATCAGGCAGGGCTACCATTGCCGGAGAGCGACCCATGATTTCGCCTGTTGCCTTCAAGAAGCGCGGCACAATATAAGGAAACTCTTGGAAGCCACTCTCTGAAATCATCATGCTGCTATTCATACAAATATAGTACGAAGCAAAAGGCATGTTCTTGTTATCTACCTTTGTCGTGTCACGGTCAGCCCGTGGCATAACAACGTGCATGATTTCTACTTCTTCATCCGGCTTCTTCTCATGTGTCTTGCGAATAAACTCGCCTACATTCTCAATGCCGAAACGCTGAACAGCCTGTCTTGCTGGCTGTTTATACTTGCGGAAGACGGTATCAACTAACCCAAACTGGTTTTCCTGTAGGTAGAACTCTGAAATGTGGCGTGTGCTGAACCGCAACTGGCCCTCGTCCATCTCAACAAACATGCAACCTGTGCCAAATACAACTAGGTCTACATACATCTCATGGATTTCAGTCTCGAAGTTTGACTGATTAAAAGCCCTAATCATTCGTGTTGATGAGTCTTGTAGCCATTCGCGCACATCATCGTCACGGCCTACATCGGTGTCTTTCATATCAAGATGGAACCAAGGAGTAGCCCCACTCGTCAGCATACCGTGCAGACTTGCAGACAAAAGGTCTACAGCCTGTAGCGCAGTGCCATCATAGATAAGCTCCATGCGCTTTTCGCCGCGTGACCGTTTCTTAACGATGTCGGCTTTGCGGGGTAGCATGTAATCCGCAAGCTCTTGATAATGCGTATCCCAGTTATCTCTGCGGGAAACAATACTGTTGCCGCGACTAATTAGGCTCTTGGCTAAATCTTCCATAAGTTACCCCAGTAGTGTAGGTGTGCCGCTAGTTGGCATTGTTGTGTCAGAGGCCAATCCAGCAACTATAGTAGAGCCTCTGCCCTTGCGCTTTGAGCGCTCTTTCTTCAGAGCCTCTTCGGATAGAGCCTCAGCCCTTGCGTAATCAACCTTTGCCGGAGGCTCAGGTGGAGGAGGCGGTGCTGGCATAGACGGTGGGCTAAAAAGTGAACTCATTGTTATCTCCTATACTGTAGGGCGTTTGCCAGTAGAAGATGAGAGTATGCCTTTTTCTTCTACTAAGCCTCCGCCGCCAAATCTTCTAGTGCGTCTACGCCGTGATTCTTCTGCGGGAAACCCTAACTGCGTATCATCAGGTACAACCTCAGGCGTTACTTCCGGCGTTACCACAGGGGTAACATCTGGCTTAGAAACAGTCTCGCCACGGTTGTCAGCCAGTATAGTTTGCTTAGGGTTAAACTGTTGCCGCCCACTGTAGACACCATCTTTGGTTACTACACCAACAACCAATTCATTCTGGCTAGGGCCAAACTTAGCAGTCACAGGCGTAGCACTCGTAGAGCCAGTGCGCAACTGACCAGCAAGGCGCTTGTTAAAAAAGCCGCCAAGCGTGTTTATTGCAGCACCAGTTATGCTTGGGATGGGTGACTTAATAGAACCTTCGGCTGCGCGGCGTTCAAGCTGTTGCGCTGCTTCTATGTTTCTTTGAAAATTCTTTTGGAGTTGGCTAATGCCTCGCCCACCAACAATGGCTCCCCCTTGCGCACCGTAAAAACTTTTCTGCTCTTTCAAGCGAAAGTCCTGCTTTTTAGCGCCCTCGCTTCCACTCTTTGTGCCGCCACCAGAACCCATGTCATTTCTCCTTTAACTTATGAAAGCCCAGCTTGCCGGACTCAGTTCTTAGCCAATAGCAATCACTATATCCCATTTCTATAAAAATGTCTTTCAAAGACCTAAAGCCCTCGACTATGCCTTTGCGACCAGCAAAACAGATAAAATCAATAATCCAAGGACTATCGCCATCACCACGCCATGCGCTAGGCGGGAAGATGCCTGTTCGGACATATTCATCAATTTGCTTTTGCTCTGGAAACGCCCAAGTAGCAAACAAATACGGAACCTCATCGGCATCTAACCCAAATATATAATTACCCATAGCAAGCGGCGGTTCTAAATACATCCGCTTATCAACAAGCGTATAGTCAGAATGATAAGGGCTGTACTCCATCATCATGCTTGCAGTGTCATAATGGTGTTCGTTATTTATCATCATAGCGTAAAAGGGTTGTACTCCATTTGCGCAACTTGTTGCGGAGGCCTGACAAAACGCTGCCTGTTCTCAAGGCCAACAGCAAGATACCTAAACGCATCTGCTGCATGACTTGTGAAATCATGTCGAGGATGGTCTCTAAACATTTTTCTACGTTCATCCCATTCCTGCCTATACTGCCGGAGCATCTCAACGCCCGTAACGCATCTATCCCTGTCAAAGTAACACTTAGGTAATAACATACGCGCCGCGTTAATGCCATCCGCGACCTTCATCTTGGGAATTACCTTAAACCGAAGCCCTAGACTAGCGGCAGTCTCTAGCCGTGACTTACCACTGCCAAGCTCACGCACCTCAATGTCATGCGGGGCCAAGTGGTCGCCGTAATTGTAGTCCTTCCTATTTATAACATCAGCGTAATGGTCTAAGCCCACGCCCCCGTTCTCGTAGTAATCAATAACATTGACCGCGCCGCCCCTAAATATCTGCGCAAACCAAATGGCTGTTGAGTCATTAACACCCAAATCCCAAGCCGTATGGACTGGGTAAGCAGGGTCGTATGGCACCCGTGTTATACGGTTGTCGTCATCAGCCTCTGCCATTAACTTGCCATAATATGCCCCAATAATCGCCGCAGTAAACGAACACTCATACTCCTGCTCGTATTGCTCAGGGGTCATCTGCGCTCTAGCTGCGTCTAGCTCCGTTTCCTTAACCAGCTTACTCTCACTGGCCTTTACAATCTTCCAGTACCACTGGTCGGAACCATTGTCTGTCTCAGACCGCGCCTGTTCCAGCAAATCAAAAAAATGATTATGCCCAGCCGGAGTGCCTAGAAAGATAGCCGCACCCTCCCTGTCAGATAGGGCTGGACGTACAACCTCCCCCCATACTCTAGGGTTTTGCATACCAAATTCATCGAAGACAGCCATATCAAGATAAATACCGCGCAGTGCATCAGGATTTTCAGCAGACAACAACATCAACCTGCCGCCATTGGGAAAGTCCACACGCAACTCAGTCTCGTTGAATTTAGCGCCAGGGATAACACTCGTATAATATTTGACATAGTCCCAAGCAATACGCTTGGCCTGCGTAAAGGTAGGCGCAACAAAGGCAACACGGGGTCTTGGTAACGGACAAGTCAACGCATGTTTAATCAAATGATTTACCGCAAACACAGTCTTGCCAAATCTACGGTGCATAACCAAAACATTCCACCGCTTGATGTTATTGTGCATCTCAGCCTGCAAGTCACGGGGCTTATAAGGAATCTTTATGTTTGCCATAAATACTTATACCTCTTTTAAGAATGCTTTAGTCAGAGACATCGACACACTCAGCACTACACGCAAAGTACCCCGCACCATCAATGTAATTATCCTCATGGTAAGGATTTGACTTGGCCCTAGCCGCCTTTAACAAAGCCATCATAACCCCAACATCCACAGGCTCTACCTTGTGGCCCAAATGAATAGACCAGTAAGAAGCAATAACCGCAAAGTTATCTTCCATATCACCATGCTCTGCCGCCCTGTCAGCAGTTACACACTGCTTCGCCTTATCTAAAACTGCCCCGCGCTTCATCTAGCTCTCCCACATAATGCGAATGCCGCCATCAGTAACCTCTACCCCCGCCTTGTTCTTCTGCTCTCCATAGCGCTCAGGGATAATCTTCTGCACTTTCCAGCGTACATGGTGCGCATAGTCTCTTAGCACATGAGCATCGTAGTCCTTGCGCTTGTGTAAGGCATCGTCATACAGCTTATCAAGCTCCTCTAGCGCCTTCTCCGCACTATACTGCTGCGCAATGCGCACAGACACATCAAGCTCGTTGTTGCCCTTCATACGCTTGTAAAGAGCCTGCCTGCTTATCCCAGCCTTCTTGCAAGCATCGACCATAGTATAGCCGTCAGCAAGGTCGCTCAGTATCTGCTGGGTGGTAAACTTCGTTAGCTTCGTCATGGTTTCTCCGCTTAGGCTGTGTGTTTAGTTGTAGGTATTAACACATATAGAACGTGGCCCCGCGCACTGGGGGTGCCGGCCCCGAATAAGCCCCCCCCTACCGCACAGAATGTTGCCTGGCTGCCACACTGTTGCATTTTTGCCACACTATGATAGGCTTGGCGTGCAATGCTGCACGGGAGCCGACAACGCTTCGTGTGTGTTGAGATATGCAACCACCATCTCCAATCCAATACAATCAACTGCTTATTAATATATACACGCACGCGCACAGTGTAAACTTTTTTTACATTGTTTGCTTTTTATGTGTTGACACCAGGCAACGCTTGCCTATATGTGAATTATCAACAACGCAAACGGGAGCTTGCACAATGAAACACTACATTACACAATTACGCGATGACGCTAACGATTATTGGTTTTCTCATTACGGTGCGGAGGCAACCGTTCACCCTAACATCGAATGGAAAGATAGCAGTTATCATAACGATGCTTGCCCATCCATCTGCGCAGACCTAGACGGCGATGGCGAATGGTTTGTTCAGCTCTTTGCTTTTGAAAGCATCGAGGCGGCAAAGGCCGAGGGCTTT